TAATTCTTTTACTTTAACATTTAAATTTTCTGTTTGATATAATACTTTATAGTTACCCCATTCTCTCATGGTAACATCATCTTTCCAATCTTTTAAGAGTTTACTTGAAGCGTTAGTCTTATCACCACCTACACCAAATTCAAATTCAATGTAATCATCATTCTTATAGTATTGATATTCTGGTATGTTATGTTCATCTCTGTCGCCACCATTAGCAAATACTATTTCACAATTACTACCATTGTATTTCTTTACTTTATAAATTGCGTCAATGGCTGTGTTGTCATGGTCATCAAAATCAATAACATGGTCTACAAATGATAATGATTCTATAATCAAAGACCTTTCTTTAAGAGACATAAAAGATTTACCTTTTTTACGTTCTAACCATTCATCACTATTAACACCAACTATAAGTTGGTCACCTAGTTTTCTTGCCTCTTTTAAATAGTTTATATGACCACCATGTAGTGGGTCAAAACCACCTGTAGCAACTACAATTTTCATCTGTTATCTCCAGAGCCATGTAATGTGCCACGTTCTTTTCTACTTTTAAGCTTCGCTAAATTCTTTTGTACAATGTCTTCTAGTCCAAAACCTAAGTCTTGTGCTAAACAAGCAACGTACCACATGACATCACCTAACTCATCAGCAGCTTCTTCTGCTTTCTGTCTATCAACTTGGTCTGTTGTTAGTCCTAAATTGTCATCTCTCATTAACTTCTTAATCTTATTGGCGACCTCACCGGCCTCGCCTGCTAATCCCATTGCTGGGTAAACAATCTTAATCTGTTTTGGATAGATTGCTGTCTTGTATGCTTCTAATTGGTAATCATTGAAATCCATTTTATCTTCCTACGTCCTTTAAATATTTTGCTTTGGTTTCTTCCCATGTTAGATATATAATATCATCATAGAAATGTGATTCTTTCGAAACACGGTCTTGTTTAATTAGACTAGCAATTCTCTTCTTAGCATATTTGTTTTTCCACAAATCAGTTAAATATTCTACTGAGTTATCAAAACTTCTTACTAATTGGTCCTCTTTAATCTCTTCTCTTAAATATTCTCTTGTGTTACTATACAGTTCGCCAAAGTAAATACCTCTAGCATGTTCAGACTTTTGTAGTGTCTTTGCAATGCCTAGTTTACTATATGTAAATGCTCTGCTTCTATTTCTATGGTCTCTCTTGTGAGGTTGACCACTAGGTTTCTTTGCAACATACCATTCAAAGAATTTATATGTATGGTTCTTCATCAACCACTGTTGTATCATTGTATTAGTTGTCTTCTCAGGCTCATACGAAACTGAACCAGCAGTCCAACCCATTTTCTTCCAATGTTTTAATCTGTCATATTGTGATAATGGTATTACTTTTGTTTTACCATATAGTGAAGTGGTTGTTACACCTACTAATTTATCTTTGTATTGGTGTTCCCATGTTTTCTCTACTACATCTGACAAACATAATAAGGCTAGTAGTTTCCCACCAACCAGGTTGAAACCAAGTGGTTGTATTGGTACAATTGTACTACCGATACAAGTATGGTTAATCATCTGTTGTGTTTTTCTAGTTCTATCCCAACCAATATGTGCGTCTCTTGGTGTTAGGTCTAAGAAGTCACTAGACATACAGATAACACCTAGGTATTTCTGTGTCTTTTTATCTCTTACTAAAAAGTTTAAATTTCTACCAATGTTACTGTTGTTCTTCATTGTAGATAAGAATGTTCTTAATGCATTCCATATCTCAGAACCTTTGGCGTTTGTATGTGATTGAATTTCTGCACCATCTGTCCAGATTAATTCTGGTTCCAAGTCCATATATTCCATAGGGTCTTCTGGTAACCAAAAGTTATTCTTTACTTCTTGTATAACAGTTGCTTGGTCTGGTCTTAACATAGCAGGCTTATCATCAAAGAATGAGTTAGTCTCTGCTGTAGGGTATCTGAATTTTACTTCCTGAAACTTTTGATAAAGTGTATACTCTTGTACTGTCATAGCAGACACCAAGGTCAAATCTTTTATGATTGTTTCCTTTAGTATATCATCTTCTATATCTGGTACTTTAGATAAATCTGTGTTATCTTGCCAACTTTGCCATTGGTCGTCTATTGTCATGTCTTTGTTCCAACTGTAACTCATAATATATACATCCTATCATAACTAATTCGAAAAGGCAACCTTACTTTGGTTGGTTTCTATATTTTCTCATCATATCAATCTGTTTCTTAGCTTTCTTTTGTGCCATATCTAGTTTTAACTTACCAGCATGTTCAGTAAATGTTCTACCTAACATATGTTCTTGTTCATGTTGATACACTCTACTAATAAGACCATCTAGTGACGCTTCTTTTAGGTCACCTTTCTCATCTTCGTATTTTGCAACACACTTTCTAGGTCTTTTAATTGCTAAGAATATAAAAGGATAAGTTAAACAACCCTCTTTCATCATAATGTCTTCGTCACCTACTGATAAAATCATAGGATTAAAACATGACATTTTAAGTCCTTTCTCTACTTGTGGATGACCACCGAGTACGAACATATTAAAAGGTAAACCAACTTGATTACATGACAGACCTATTCCACCATATTTCACCATAGTTTCAAACATAAAATCTGTTAAGTCTTGTCTGTCTTTGAAACCATACTCTTTAAGCATGTCGTCCTGAAATGGTGCGATTGCTGTTATTACTCTAGGGTCTGTTGGTGGTAGTAGTCGTATGTCTTCTCTTTTTATCATTGCTGTTCCTTCCAGAATATATTTAATGTTAGTCTTCCGTTTTGAATAGATTGTCCGTGGTTGCCTATTGGTTTATGATTGTATCTGCTGTCAAACATAACTGCTCTATTCTGAACAAATTTTATGTCTACTATCTCTTCTTCTTTATCATTATACAATTTTGTACCACTGTTTAGGTTTGTTTTTGATAGATAAACAAGTGTGGAATAATCAGCACTTGGTGAATCTTTGTGTACAAACTCCTCTTTGTTATCTTCGTCTAATCTTAAATGTGTATAGATTTTAAATGGTAAGTTTGGTGGTATAAAATTACCAAATTTAATAAACTCTTTTAAAAATAGACTGGTAGCAAATGGCGCTACTGTTTTTAAGTCATCACTACGTTCACCTGGCCATTTGAAATTTAATTCTGTGCCATCTGTCTTAGAAAGACCAGCAACCTGAACCTCAGGATGGTCTTTGTAATTATATCTTGGTATGTCCATGAATGCTTGTTCTAATTGGCCAAAGTTGGCAAAAAAGTTTTCTAACATTATCATTCTCATTATACGGTTCCTAACTGTGTAAAGTTCTGGTGTTTCTCAAACTTAACTATGTTTGCAAACTTATCAAATAGAATGTCACCTTTATGTGATATAATAAAGATGTTTTCTTTTGTCATACCTTTAATAATTTTAAAGAAGTCATCTGTACCTTGACCATCTAAACTACTATCAAAGATTTCATCTAAGATTAATAGATTGGTGTTGGTACTATTCTTCATTCTTGCAATATCTCTCCATGTAAATAACAAAGCAAGGTCAATTCTCATCTTCTCACCTTCACTAAAGTTATTGTAATTAAAGTTGTCTCTAAATCTACTCTTAACTGTTTCGTTAAACTCTTCGTCTAATACAAATGAGATATAGAAATCCATTGCTTGTAAATATTTGTTAATAAGACTATTCATAATAGGTACATACTTACGTATAATCTGTGCCTTAGCACCTTTATCATTTAAGATAACTCTTAATACATCTACGTAACTCTTCTCTTCATTAACCTTAGATAATGATTCGTCAGCTTCAACTAGTTTGGTAGATAAGTCATTGAGTTCCATTTTAATGGTTGTAATGTCACTAGTTCTATTACTTGCTAATAGTATTTCTTCATGTATAGAATCACTAGCCTGTTTTAGACCTCTTAAAGAGGTATCAATCTTAGCAAGTTCTACAGTTAGACTATTTACTTTGGCAGATACGTTAGATAGTTCAGTTACCTTTTCTTCTGTCTTGGTAATCTCTTTGATTAGTTCTTGTAGACCACTTTCTAGTTTAGCAATAGTCTTGCCTTCTTCTTCACACTTATGATTTTTAAATGTTTCGTCAATCTTTTGTGTACATACAGGACAACTATCATTCTTTGTAAAGAAGTCATATGTTTTCTTGTGTGTTGATAGATTGTTTTCTATCTTACCTTCTAATTTATTTAACTGTTGATGTTGTGATTTAATTTTTTCTTTATCAACTAATAGATTTTTGGTAGAATCTATCTCTTCATTCAATTCTTTGATTTTTGCACGATAAAGCACCTCATCTGCACTGTTTTTCACTAACAAATTTTGCTTGGTGGTCTGGAAGTCTGTACCTTGGTCTTCCAAAGACTTTAGATACTTTGCTTCAGTCTCATGCTTGGACTTGATTAACTCACACTGGTGCCTCACCTCCGTAAGTCTTTTTTGGAGGTCACTCTGTTGGGAACGTAAAATTAGGTCCATTAGGCCAAAAACTCTGATATCTAAGATTTCTTCTACAACTTCTCTTCTATATCTTGGTTTCATTTTCATAAACGGTTCGTATGAGGAAGAACCTAACAAAACCACCTGAATAAATGACCTGTAATTAAGTTTCATTATGTTTTGTTCTAAATATTTTTGATAATCTATAGTTGAAGCGTCTTGATTTATCAAAGTACCATTCTGAAATATCTCAAAGATGTTTGGTTTAATACCTCTACGTATTTTATACTTCTTAGTACCAACTTCAAAGTCAACTTCTACCATACAATCACCAGCATTAATAGTATTGACCATTTGTTCTTTCTTAATGATACGAAATGGTTTGTTAAACAATACAAAACATAAGGCGTCAAGTAATGTAGACTTACCACTGCCATTAGTACCTACTATTAAAGTAGTCTGTGACATATCTAAGTTTACTACAATAGGTGTATTGCCTGTTGATAAGAAATTCTTATACTCTAATCTTTTAAATGTTATCATTCGTTGGCCTCAGCATATAATTCTTTTGCAAATTGTTTTAGTTTTTGTTTATCAACTTCTGTATCAGCCTGTTCAATGTAGTTGCCTAAGAACGTTAAGGTGTCCTCACCTTGTTCTAGTATATCTTCTCGTACACTAGCATTAAGGTCTGACATGTCTTCAACAACCTGTAATTCGTGTACATTTATTTCGTTGTACATTCTATCAACAAATCTATCATACATATCTGAATCTGTTTTGTCTGCTACGAACAACTTTACATAGGTGTTATCATATTCATGCAAAAATAACTCATCATAGTTCTTTAACTTGTCATTGTAATGTATCTTCTTAAACATCTTATTAGGATTAGATACTCTTGTTAGTTCTCTTGTCTCTGTATCGAATATGTGAAAACCTTTAGGACAATTAAAGTCTGACCAAGTCATTTCGTATTGTGTACCAAGGTAATAAATCTGACCATCATCTGACTTCTTATGAAAGTGACCAGAGAATACTTTTTCAAATCTTTTAAAAGCACCTTTCTCTAAACCATGTTCGTTGTAATGGCCGTTATGCATTTCAAAACCTTTAACTTCTAAGTGTCCCATTGCAACAACAGCCTGAGAATTGGTAATTAACTCTACACTTTCCATTTCATTGTCATCACAAATCCATGGTATGAATAAGATAGGTAAACCATCAAACTCTACTTGTGTAGTTTTTGTATAAATTTTTACATCTTTTGATAAGTTAAGATTTTGCATGGCATTAACTTCATTTGTATTCTTATAATACGTGTCGTGGTTACCAAGTATGACATGAGTATCAATATTCATATCGTCTAACTTGTTCCAAAAATGTTTCTTAAAGTTGTATGCTGTGTTATGATTAATAAACTTACGTCTATCAACTACGTCACCTAGATGTACGAGTGTATCTATGTCGTTTTCTTTTAGATAAGGAAAAAACAACTCATCATAAAACTTGTTCATATACTTTATAAAAGCAGGACTATCATTCCTTGCTCCAAAGTGTGTATCATTCAATAATGCAATCTTCATAATATATTTCCTATAATTTTATTCCCAGTCGGTAAGTTTTATCATATTAAAGTTTATATTCATTCTGTATTTCTGGTCGCTTGTAGATGTGCTAGTATGTGGTACGCTAGGGTCAAATATAATACATCTATTGGCTACACTCGGTATCTTCTCATCACCTATCTTTGTATAACCATCACATGTATTAATGCTAAACAATGCTCCCATGTGTGAGAAATTATAATCTTTATGTTCTGAATGTTCTACTACACCTATACCTTGATTGACATACATGTTACCTTTAATTCTAAGAATGGCCGTAGGCTCAAACTTTCTTAATAGAGGTATGCATATATCAAAAAACACTGACCTCTCAAAGGTCTTATGTAAATAGAATTGGTGGCAGAAATAGTGGTAGGGATTACTTTCACCTAAGTGAGTAGTAATGTCTTCTGTATAGTGCCAATCAAATTTGGTTTGCACCATTATTGTTTCCATCTGCTTAAATGTTTCATCATCTAAGAAGTTATCAATCACTTCAACCATTATTATTTTTCCAGTTTTGCTTTTGCTCGAGTTTCTTCGTTCTTTACTTTTTGTGCTTTTCTTAAACCTTTAAGTCTTTCGTTAGTTATTTTTGTTTGTGCTTCTTCTTCTGAATTTTCTTTAGGTAAATTAGCTTTCAAAAACTCACTAAACATATTCTTAAATTCTCTGTCTTCACCTGGTTGCAAAGTCATATCATCATAATTGGACTCAGCAATCATTCTTTGTTTAATTGTAGTCTGCTTCTTCTCTTTTTGAATACGTCTTACAAATGCATAGTAAATGATTTGTGTAAAGTATGCAAACGGATTGTTTGACTTCTCTGGATTAAAGTTGTCCAAGTATTGTAAACAGTTCTCAATACCATCACTAATCATATCATCTCTAAATGTATAGTTGATAAAGTTAGGTCGGTACGAAAGGTGATTCGCAATTTTGAGGAAACAGGTGCCAATATAATTGGTTACTGGTGGTTTAGCTTCGCCTGATTCTTTCGATAGGTTTACTAGTCTTTTATACTCCGTCATGGCAATAAGAAATTCTTTATTGTTGACGTAATGTTCTGGTTTCTTTTTACTTATCATAATATTTTGTTTTCCATAATGTCCTTAATATACTATAAAACGTCTCGTTTGTCAATGCTGGTTCAACTATTATTTTTATTTCATTTTATTTAAAAGGAGCATTGACTCTCCTGAAAAAATCTGTATAATGAGCGGTGTAGCGTTTTCAGATAGCTGAGTCTAATGGACATCCTAATGGATAGTCTCTTCGTTATCTTCATAGAAATCATCAAAGATTTCATTCAACTCATCATTTTGTTCTCTTGTCATTTGTCTAATAGGACTACCGCCGACATTCGGAGCGAGTGGCGTTTTATCATACTCTTTAGAAATATGTTGCCAACTTTCAGTCATTGGAATACTTGCGTTGGTAATCGTCATTATCTTATCTTTAGGAATAGTTACAATATAATCTTCTGTGTAATTAGTCCATCTAATCAAAGCAATGTAATCTCTAATACCAGTAGGTGTAACCTGTGGTACATATTTAACCTGTAATGGTTTAATCAACCGAAGCAAGGCATTGCTTTCAGGCAATTGATTCTTTGTTGGAATGTGACAAACAATATCGTCACCATTCACCAGTTTGACTATTTTTATTTCTGTACTAACTATTGTCATTGCTTAATCCTACGTTGTGAATTTCATAATCAAAGTCTTCGCTGTTGTATATATTTATCCGTTCTCTAAAGTGTGCCAATGTATAATTTTCTTTCTCTTTGTATGTCATGTCATCAGCTATATCATATAGGGTTGCATGACTATTATTATCTTTTAATCGTAGACCACGACCAATTGATTGTAAATTTCTTATTCTACTTTTTGATGGACTTGCAAAAACAATGTTATGTAAGTTTCTAATATTAATACCTGTAGAGAAAGTACCATAAGAAGCAATGATAATAGCATTGTCTGTCTTCTCAACTAGTGTTCTTATTCTTTCTCTCTCTTCCGTATCAACACCACCATGTACATAGTATACTTGTTTCTCTGGTAATTTTTCTTTTATATCTTCGTATAATTTTTTACCATGTTTCTCTACATATTGAAATAAACATAAAGAGTTGCCTTGTAAACCTTTACATAGGTTCCTAATATAAATGTTTCTTTTCTCATTGGCAACCAGATAATCCATTTCTTCTTGGTAATTCTTATCCACCATCCATTTACCAACTTCTGGCGGGTGTTTTAAAACTAAACAATATATTTTTAATTGAGATAACTTACCTTTGTTCATCAACTCAGCAGTAGATACAACTTTATTAACAGAACCAAATAGTCCTTCTAACACTAACTTATGTGTAGTCGAACCATCTAAAGTACCAGTAAGACCTACTCTATAAGGACATTTCTTTAAGGCACTCATAATCTTTGTTAATGAAACGGCTTTGAATAGGTGTGCTTCATCACCAATAATCATACCAAATTGTTTAAAGTAATTTTTAGGTTGATTATAAATTGATTGCCATGTAGAGATAACTACAGGTTTAGTTGTGTCTTTTGAATGGCCTTGATAAATTCTATGTACACTCTTCTCAGGCGACCAACCATAATCTTTAAAGTCTTTGAACAATTGTTCTACTAGAGATGTTGTAGGTACAATGATTAAAATTTTCTTTTTTTCTGCCTTCAATCTAAGTAGATTAAACCTTACCATTAGATATACAATAAGTGATTTACCTGAGGCAGTTGGCGATAGTAACAATGTTCTATTCTTACGTGTTGCATAGATAAAGGCTTCTTTTTGATAATCTCTCACCTTTAATGGTATCTTTAACGCTTCAATAAACTTATCAACCTTTGCTTCATCTACCTTAGTGTCAACTATCTTTGCACCATCAACAATGTGTACGTCATTATCTTTACACCATTTAACAATGTACGGATATAACCCAGCATATATCTTACCTGTCTGATAAGAAAACAATCTAATCTTTCCATCCCACACTCTACTTCTATATTGTGGCATAAATTTAAAACCAGGTACCTCAAAGGTAAAGAATTCACCAAGGTCTCTTCTGATTGATTCATCAGCCTCAATAGTTAAATGTACATCATCTTTCTTTTCAATGATTATGTATCGTGTTACTGCCATTATAGTATCCAAGTCATAAGTGAGTATCTATTACCTTTAATTACTTTCTTAACTTCGTGTGAGAATATAAAGTTACTAGGGAAAACAACACCTGAAGCTTTAGTTTGTTCAGGTATATAATCACCATCACAGAATACAATTTCACCACCCTCTTCAGCAGTCTGTAAAAACATTAATGCCGTTATATGTGGATAACCATATTGTTGTCCGTGTGAATGATGTATGTTGTCTATATGATTTTGCATAAAACCACCCTCAGAATAATGATTCATTCTAAATGGTGTAAAATTCATAGGCATTATTTTAGTATATGTTTTGATGTAGTCATCAACCATACCTCTAAAGCCTTTTTTTAATTCGTTATAAAACTTATCTTGTTTATTAATCCAATACTCTTTCATATCAACCCTCTCTTTTGAACGAGGAGATATTCCTTCGTTGGTAGAGAATGATGATTGATTCCATTCACCATTAGTATGGTAATGTTGTATTACTTCGTCAGCCAATGTATGACTGATAGCATTTGGATATGCCTTTATGTACTCCTTTACCTCCATACTAGATAGCGCCAGAAGTAAATCTTTGCCACTCAACTGCATTTTTGATGGTAAAGGTTCTGTTTGAAATTTGTCTGATTGTTTTATCTAAGTAGTCAACAGTAGTTGATAGATAATCCACTTTCTGTTTTGCCTTAATGTAGGCTTCGTCTGAATAGATGTATTGGTCTACGTCTGTTCTAAGTAACTTTATAGAGAATGGTCTTTGTTGATATACTGAGGCGTCAGCCTTACCTGTATAATATTCCCATAAAACTTTCTTAACATTCCATAGTTCACCTTCAGCTCTACTCAACATAAGTTTATACTTTGTTAAGTGTTTCATAAACTCGTTATGTAACTGTGGTGTTTTGATTGACTCTAGGTCAAGTTCTGTGTTGTTGATTTTTAACTTGGTATCAGCAAGTTCTTGTAGTTTTTCTAAATCCATAATATCTCCATAATTTAATAAGCATTATAACACAAAACCCTTTGGAAGTAAAGCTTCTAAGAGGTAGTAACGCTTGTTTTACTTTCGCCTTTAGAGGCAAACTCATATCGTTTATATTCAAAATCTACAGTGGCCGATAGGTATTGAACGTCTGTTGCTTGTTGATTAAACTCTAGTCCACTTAATGTTGTAGGGAATACATCCGAAAATCTAACCTCTACAATACCATTATTCTTACTTGATAGTATATTTAAAGTTGCGTCTGACATAACAGCGCCTGTAGGTGTTGCACCATACTTGACCTTACCACCGTCTGTCTTAGGAGCAACGCCGGAAGACGTAGGAAAGCGGTCATTTCCACTTTGTACTAAGTTTGCAAACTCTTTATGGTCTTCTGGAAAAGCAAGGCCTGTTAACCAACCATGTATCTCTCTATAGTTCTCTAAGTTTTCATCTACCATGAATGACATACGTAAAGTACCATAAGTTAACTTCTCTCCTGGTTGTGGTATATCAGACAATGGTGTTGTTTGTTTTATTACACCAAGTGAAACTCCAGGTAAATTGACTGCTGTACAAAAATACTCTGTCTTAGGTATTTTATATATCTGAAACCTAAACTGAGTAGGACTACTGTAGTCTAACTTAGTTGGTTGTCTTGCTAATGCGTTTGTGGTTGTCATACTATTATTTATCCACTTTGGTGGTCGCTGGTTCCAAAGTGTGAGTGTTTTTGTAATCTGGTTTCATAAAAATTGACATGAAACATAGTGCTAGTATTAAGAATGCTGTAAACCAATGGCTATTAGGATTCATAATAAGTCCTCCTCTTTTAGTTTAAACAAAAAAAAGGGCGACACAAAGGCCGCCCTAATTTATTTCTGTACTGTGACAGGTATTACATCAAGTTAGCGATTTTAACTCTTTGGTAATATCTGTTAGCGTTAGCAGAACCAGCGTCATTAACCGGAGTAGCTGCACCAGACTGAGCGCCTGTTTCAGCAAATGGGTTCGCTACTAGACCATATCTAGTTTTGAAACCAATTTTCGGTTGGAACGTGTCCTGACCAACTGCTCTAACCATTTGTAGAGGCACATATGGACAGTAGAACATACCAGCGTCATAAGGTGAAGTACCTTTATAACCCACAACATAATATTGTGAAGCTGATGAGTTCGCACTGTACGGGTCAATGTACACTTTGAATCTACCGTTAAGAACGCCGGCAAATGTATTACCAGTGTCATCAACGTTTAGGTTGTTATTTAATGCAGGTGTGTAATCTAAAACACCAGCCATTTGAAGTGCTGAAGCAACATCAGAAGAACAGATAATCATGTTACCTTTTCCTCTTCTTGTTCTTTGAGCGATTCTGTTTGCGTCACGTTCCAGTTGGAACATAAGGCCTTTGAATCTTTCAACTGACCATCTACCGTTTGAGTCAGTATCTAAATCGAAGATACCAGCAGTAGTTGTGTTTGTAGCTGCACCTTTTTCAGCATTGATATAGATAGTTCTTACAACTTCTCTGTTGATTTCCGCAAGGATTTCAGCAGATAAGATATTTGCAAGTTCTGTCTCAGCGTCTAAACCGTGGATTGCTTTAAGGTCTTGAGCAAGTTCCATTGTGTATTCAGCTTTTAGCGCTCTTGATTTAGCAGTAACAGTCGATTTCTCGATTGAAAATGCCATTTCAGCAAACGCATTACCTGAATCATCACCCAATGCTTCAGCCGCAGCTGTAGACATTGCAGTACCTTTAGTAAAGGCACCAGCAGATGGTGAGTCATTTAATACACCAGGATTTGTTCCACCTTGAGCAGTTGTAGAATAACCATCTACAGCTGAACCAGCAGCATTTCTACCTGAGTAGTCAGTATCAGCTTCGTCAAACATAGCTTCGTTGCCAGTTTGTGAAGTGTATCTGCTTCTCATAGCAAAAATCAGTCCAGTAGGACCAGTCATTGGTTGTACGCCAGCGATATCGTATGCGATAAGGTTAGGCATTGCTCTTCTAACTAAAGAAATTAGGATTGGATCCCAATTCGCAACAGATGAACCTGTTGAGTTAGTTGGAGCTGCTTCGTTAAGAAAAGCACTGTCTTCTCTTGAAGCTCGTTCTTGGTTTTCCAAGATTACAGATGTTACGGCACGTCTATAGTTGTCCGTGATTTTTGGTAAATCAGGATGTTCTAGGACTGGCTGCCATTTCTTTTCATGTGTTTCGGATAAGTACATGTTTGTTTTCTCCCTATATGTTACTTAGTAGATATTTTCATATCTTTTGTTTTGCTTATAGCGGCGGTGTAAGCAGCCATGCTAGAAGACAAATCCTCGTTCAAAGAACCAGAACCGTCTGTAGCCGCCACATCATCTAAATCTTCACTAACTATACTCTTTCCAAAGTAAGACGTTTTAACTGTCTCAACCTTTTTCTTAAAGTCTTCGTTTGATGAATACTCAATTTCTTCAACAAGTTTCACAAATTTTTCTTTACTAGTATCTGCTAAGTCACTTGCAGCTTCAGAAACGATTTCTTTTCTCATCAATTCTTTAGCGCCTGTGTTTAGTTCTACGTTCTTGGCAATTTGCTCATCTAGTGCCTTTTGTAAGTCTTCAACCTTAGTAGCTTGTGCTTCTAAGACATTATACTTTTCATCTGGAACATCAATGTAGTGGTCTTCAAATAACTTTTTAAGTCCACCAATAAAGTCTTCAGCGATTTCCCCTTTGATACCTCTTTCGAGAGCAATTTCATTTTCTTTCATCCATTGTTCTACAACGTATGTTAGATATGAATCTACTTTTTCTACCAACTGGTCTTTTGCTTCTGACATTTCTTTGTCAAATTTGTTATTATAGTCAGCTTCAATATGTTCAGCAATCTCTTTAACTTTAGATTTTATTGCTGTTTCAAATATCGTAGCTGCCTTATCTTTAAACTCTTCCGATAAGTCTGTTTCTCCAGCGATTAAAGCGTCAACGTGTTCTTTTACGTCAATGTCTTTTTCTTCCTTCTTAGACTCTTCCTTGTCGTCTGACTTTTTACCGTCTTTCTTGTCAAGATATTTTTTAAGTCCGTCTGGCATATCACCTTCTGAAATTTCCTTATCTTCTTCTTTAGTCTCTGTAGACTCCATAGCTTTAGAAGGATGTTTGTCATCTAACTTTGGCATGGCGTCCGGAGCACCCTCTGACTTTTGAGGTGCTTGACCAGAAACTTCCTTTACTTTCTTAGTTGCGTCTGGATTGCTGTCTGTGGGTTTTACCACGGCTGCGCCTAAATCTTCTGCCTCGTTAGACAAGTGATTCGGTTCGGCTGCAACAGCATTCTTTTTCGGAGCGTCTGCCATAGAGTTCTCACTCACAGCAACTGCTTCTAACGCCTCTAAATTTTTATCTGTATCGGCCATTAAGAAATCTCCTCTTTTTAAAATAAACGTTTATTTTCTTATTAGTATAAGGTTATTTATAAGATTAAAGCTTTTTAAGAAAGGACTTGAACACATCTGCTTTGGCTTCTGCCAATGCATGTGATTTTGCCCTTTGAATAGAAAGCTTCCACTCATTAATATCCTTCTCAATTATAACTGCACCATTCCAAATCCACTCACGTTGTTCCATAATACCTTCAACGAAGGCGTCTGGTGCGCTTGGGTCTGCAACAATGTCGGCAGCAGTAGCTAAGTAGAAATCATTTCCTACATAATTAGCACCACCTTTAGTCACTAAGCTGCCCATACCACGACTAGAAACACCCAGCTGGGCACCCTCGTCAATAAGACCT